TGCTGAATTTTGGTAACCTTCCCAGTCAATCACTAACATACCTTGACCTACATAGTTCTTGATATTATTGATAAAATATTGTGCTTCTGCTACTGGGTTCCCACCGCCAGCGTAATGATACAAACCACGTTTTTTACCTAATTCTCCAGCTAAGTCCCATTGGTGGTTACATTTAGGATTAACGTATCCTGTACCTTGAGTAGCTTTAACGATAACCCCTTGAGCATGTGGATCACGAATAATATAATCTTCAGATCCCGAATAAACGTCTACTGTGTACATAACCATGTTATTTATCCTCCTTAATCTTTACTGTTGGTGTTAATTCTGATTTCTCATAAGCAGATTGAACGGCAGTGTGAATTGTTTGTGAGTCTAGCTTATAGCCTTGTTTTTTCATCACGTCATTTACTATCATACTGGCTTCATCAAACTTTTCACGTCCACTCTTATCTTGACTAACAAGACTTGTAACTGCCATGTCTGCTACTTGCTCAAGCAACGTCCACAATGCTCGTGATTGTTCTGTTGATGCATGTTCAGCTTTGTTATCTAGAATTGGTTTGAGTTGTTTGAGTAAAAAAATAGCCAGTACAGATAATAGCCCTGTCTGTACTAGCCATTCAATAATATCATTGATAACTTTCATTTTCTTTCCTCCAATCGTTTAATTTTTTCATCGTGAAGTAGAATTGCCTTATCCTGTTCTTCTACTTTATACTCTAATCTTTTTAAGTTTTTATGTTGTTCTTCAAAATTTCCATTAAGTTGTTTGATTGTATTGGTTAATTCCTTAAATTGTTGTTGTAGTGGGAATGTTCCAGCACTAATTGCATTGTTCAGCACTTTAGCACCATGTCTAATTAACCAATAGATTCCACTAAAAAGAACGGAAAGTATTGCCACAATAGATGCAATTTCTGCCCATGAATATCCTAGTAATGTATGCACATAACTTCACCTACTCCTTTTAATTTATTCTACATTAAAAATCTTATTATAATTTTCTTTGCTAAATTGCCCAACTTCAACAAGTAACTCTATATCCTCCTTAGAGAATAGCCCTAAATCATAGAACTCTTTTACGAACTCATAACTGTATTGCATTATTTTTCCTCCTTAGAGTTCATAGCATTTTGCATTACCAATGTTTTAACTGCACCTTGTAGTGTCTTAACATCTTTAGCTAAACCAGCAATTAATACCGTTTGCTTAGCTTGTAACTTTTGTTCTAAGGTAGGTTCTTCTGCAATACCATGTTTCTTTAGCCATTCACTTTCTGAAATACCAGTCCAAGTTTGTTTTTCAGTATTCCATACTGGGTCATACAACCCAACACCATTTTCATCAACAGGTTCAACTAAAGTTGCATTAGCTGGTACTTGAGCATTATCAGCAATGGTATCTGTCCCAATGTATTCAAACGTTTCTTTATTATAAAAGAATATATATTTCATTAATTACCTCGTTTATTAATTCCATTTATCAAACCATGTGTACTCATCTGGCATTGTCTTATCCATGCTTTCTAATATTGCGTCATTAACAATCCCAAGTCCATACAGTACACGGACAATATCTCCAGCTTTATACAATGGATAACCACCATATCCAGGCATAGAGTCAGCCATTTGTATCCCATAATTTCGATTATCCCAATCAGTGATTTTAGTATTAACTGGATTAATGACAATCGTTTTGCTTGTTATATAGAATTTAAAATCTCCCCAGCTATAACTTATATCCCAAACTTTCTTAAAACTATGCGTCAATGCAAAAGCGTTGTTCGATAATTTCAGCAAACTACCAATTACACTATCTGAATGAACAGTCGTGTTGTTATAAAAGTCTGGAAATTGTAAGCCAACTCCATTATCAAACCACACAGTCCACGGCTTTGTGCTTATATCCAAAGACCAACCTGTTGGTGCGTGTCTTTCTATCTTTGATGATTTGGCTGCTATATAATCAAGGTAATCTTGTTTTGTTCCCTTGTTTCCTAATTCCAGCCAAATGTCATAATTAGATTTGCCACGACCTAAATTTGCCATTTCACGTAAATTAGCTGTTCCTTTTTCTTCGTTAATAGATATTATGACGTATAATTCTCGCATAATGTCATCATATACCCAGTCATTCACTTGGGGATTTCTGTCGTATATATGTGCTGTCCAATCAACTGGTTTTATATAATCTAGTGGTGCATTGTCTACGTTTAAGTCAAAAAACATTGTGTGCCAAATGATTGTTCCAGTATCACCTTTATCGCCTTTGGCATTCTTAATTGCCTCATCAAATCGTTTCTCAAAATCTTCGATTGTGATAACTGGTATTGTTTCACCATCTACTTCACTAACATTTTTCGTTATTTTGAAATACCCATAACTATCGCTCGGATAAATGCTATTTTCATCAACCCAAACTTCAAAATTATAAGTATCTGGTGTTAAATCTTTAAATTTGTCTGTTGTTAAAACAAGGCGGTTATCTTCAATCGTTAGTGTTTCCGACTTTAGATAACCGCTTGTATTTTTAATTTTTAATTGATAATCAACATCATTGTCTAAACTAACTCTACTATCATTTTCAAATAATGATATTTTGAGCTTAGTCTGAGTGTCTTGGTGCTTAAAAACTTTCTGATTAATCGTTAATGTTTTCATTGCAACACTCCTATATCCTCCCACCCACCGCTAAAATTCTAGTAATCTACACCAGTAATTTCTTTATACTGTTCTTTCGTAATTGCTCCACATTCTACGTATACACGGTAGAAATTCAAGTCATGATTCCCCCACATATTCCAGAAGATATGTAGCATTTGCATTTGCGTCATCATACTACTTCGCCTCCTTAACCATTAATTGAGCTATTTGTTGATTTTGAGCCATAATCATAGATTGTAATGTTGCCACGTTCTGCGACAAATTCATAAACAACTTTTGATCTTGAGTCGGTTCTGTTACTGGTGATTTCCAAGTTTGACTATCTACATCAAACCATGTTCCAATTTTGGCTTGACCGTCAGCATCAAACGGACTGATTTCTGTTGAATTATCTAACGTTTCATCACTATCAATTATTCCTGTAAAACACTTGGTCTCTACATCATATAAGTAACGTTTCATTTTTTGCCTCCTTAAAATTTATCTAATTCATATCTAAAGTCTCCCCATACGTGATTGATATCAACGTCATTATAATTGATAATGTATAAAGATGAGTCAAACCACATTTGAATAGGTTTATAAGAACTCCCTGAATAAGCACTTCCTTCAACATTTAATCCATTATTCATTGAACCATTCCACCCAGGCAACCATAACGATCCTGGGTAAGGGGTAGATATATGTTTATATGAAAGCTTAGATACATTAATATCAAAATCAATATGGATATGGACTTGCATTTTGTTTTCAGTATGGATTAAAGTATAGTAACTATTATTGTTTGCTAAATCTCCTCCAAATTTCAATTTATCCCCATACCGCAACCAATACCAAGTTCCTCCACGACTACGTGCTGCCACTAAGGCGCTGCCTACCTCATTAGTTACAGTAATTAGTCCCAAATCATGATTATCTAATGGATAATTAACTTTGATTATCCATACACGTCCTTTGGTTGATACATTGTCTGGTAAGCCTTTAAGTTTGTAGCATTTATAATATCCTGGATCTAAACTAAAAACATCTGTATTATCTGGTAAATATCTTGGTATACCCAATGCTTGCCCAATTTGACTTCTTGCAACAAAGCCATGACCATTTGCGTATCCTATCTTGGACATATCTAAAGGGTCTGCAATTGGATGCGCAAACTGATTATTTATGTGTGTCTTGATTAAAGCCTCATCAGTTCTTAAATTTTGAGCTAAATTCTCAATCGTTTCTGTCATTGTTTCCCCTCCTAATAGTTAAATTCTCTGTCCGCTCCACGTCCAAACCTGTAACAATGAATGGTTCGTGCATTAGTATCAATGCTAATTGTTTCCCAACAATCTTCATTAGGCGTGTTCCTACGTTTCAATTGTTCGCCAATAGAATTACTTAATGATGCGTCAGTGATCACAATTGGAGTGCCATTTAGTGTTGTTAAATCTTGACTATCAGCATGATAGTGTCCATTGAATACGCCTATCACTGTTCTAGCTCCTTGTGTTGTAAAATCTGCTTTCAATCCTACAATTTGCATATCATCTACATCACTACGATTAATTACTACTGAACCACCGTTTTTGAATGCTTTGATAATATCAATCAATGCTTGAGCATTGTAGAAAGTTGAACTTGATAATGGATGATGGAAGAAAAATACTACCTGCCAACTATCATCAGGTAATTTTAAAGCTACATCTACAAGCCACTTTAATTGAGCTACGCCAAATCCAGCCTCCTCTAAGCGATTATGAACATAATTTCCTTGACTGTCAGTCGTCCAAGGTATATCTGAGCTATTAAGCCCAATTACACGAACTTTCTTATCAGTTAAATCTTTGTAAAAATACAAGCTATCGCCATTTCGAACTTCACCGTACAATGGCTTAACAGTGTGATAAGCGTTCTTTAAATCTTGCTCAGTCATTGCATATTCTGCTACCAATTTAGGTGTTTGACCTATTCCAGAATCATGGTTACCTGGCAACATGAATAAAGCTGTTTTAAGATAAACAGTGCTAAGCATTGCCCAAACATGCATTGTAGTCCATATCAATGTTGGACGATACGTATCACCATTAATATTGTCTCCGTTAGCAATTGCGACATCTGGTTTAGTTCGTAATGTTCCTTGAGCGAACCATTGGTAGTGTTCTAGTGATTTACCTGAGTAAGCCCATTTAGTCCAAGGGTGAGCATCTTCTTGATGATGATTATCAGTTATAAATGCGATATTCACGATATTATCTCCGTGTGGTACGTTTATGGCATGATTAAACGTATTATTGAAATAAGTTGGCATTCCCTCAGCATACATATTTTGTGGATCAGTTATTGCTAGAGATGAAAAATCATTGACTGTTTGATTTTCCATTGACTTTTTAGCATCAGCAAACAAATTTTCTAAATCTGATTTTACTGATTCTTTAAATTCTTCCGCCTCACCTTGAGTAAAAAGTCCATCTTGTTTGATTTTTTCTTCCAACGCCTTTAATGCTGTTTTAGCACTATTCAGTTCGCCTAAGGTGGCTGTATTAGTTTGGTTTAAAGTAGTCATTAAATCAGTGATTTCATTGATTTTATCATCAACAATTTTCTTCAATTCAGCCACATTTTTAGTTTCAGTTTCCTTGATTGTATTAAACAAATCATCTAAAGGACTGATATAATCTCTTGGAACTAATCCAGTAACAACCATATCAGCCAATACTTCAAACTTAAATTCAAGCGTTGCTATATTACGGTAGTCCTTTACTACTCGGAAAAAGGCTTGCTTATATTGACCTGCTACACTAAAGGCTTGTGCTGGCATATCAAAACGGAACTTTCCTGTTGTTGGATCTTCATAAAAAACAACATGAGAGTTATCCAAAATCTTGTGTTCGTTATCTGGCAAAATACCTTCAAACAGCACATTAGCTCCTGTTAAGTCATAAGCAGAACCGTCTTCGTTGGTAATCTCAACAAACACTTGACGTAAGCTATCTTCATATTGACGTGCTTGCACCCAGTTTTCCTTGTCATAATCAGGAGAAAACGCATTACCACCTTTAGCTTCCAACACCGTTAAAGGTCGATAATCTTTACCAATTACGTATTTTAATGTTTGTGCCATTAGATTACTCCTTTCTCAATTAAAATTTTAGTTACTACGTTCTCAATTGTTTCTTCGTCAGTTCCTAGAGTTACACGCTTTAGTCTTGCTTTCCAATCTTCATTTAAAGCATCTGTTTTATCATCTAATCGTTTAATTTCATCATTAAAATTATTCAAATTAGCTTTGCTGTTTAGTTCACTATTAATCTCATCAGTATTGCTATTAAAAGTACGCTGAATTTCATTAAAATTAGCAACCGTTGCGTTATACTGAGTTCGATCAGTCAAACCAATATCATCAAGATTCAGATGTTCCATCACTATCACCTAACTTTCTTTCTATTTCATCTAGCCTATCATTAATCTTTTCAAGTTGTTCTTTAGTAACAATAGGATTTCTAGTATCTGTTTTATCATCAAATAACACGCTCTCGATTGTCGTGATTCTGCTATCCAATTTCTGCAGACCTTTTGTCAATTGTTCAATCCATTTCCAAATATCCATACTTTAACCTCCAGCAAAATCATTGAGCCACATTTTTAGTTGCTGATTTCCACCAAACTCATTAAAACTATTAGAGTTATTAATTGCTATATTTGTGGAACTCTTTAATTCAGATATAGCCTTACTAAACTGTCTTTGCCTTGAATTTTGATAATCAAGGATATTTTGAACATTAGAATTCAGCGTGATTGACGTTGGATTATCAACTGGATATGAATATGGATACCAAGTAAACCCTGTCAAAGTGAAATTAGTTGAAATGTTTTGTGATTTAATCATGACATGAATAACATCTCCTGCTATTGGTTTGATATCAGTAGTAGTTGTTACATCAATAGACAATGACGGTTCTGGTTGTAGTTTGGTTTTAACATACTCAACCATTGCATTCTTATCCTTAAATCTACCATCTTCAATTGGCTCTGCTGGATGCTCGCCATATTTCTTGATAGATTCTTCATCACGATACATAAACGGTGCAAAATAATAGTATTCTTGTGTATTTGAGTTTGAATTAGTTTCTGATGATGTTTCAGTATCAGTATCACTAGGACCGTTTTTGATTAATTCTAGTGGGTCTAACCAAGTACCATCGTTGGTAAACGACTTGCCAACAGCAACGTTGAAATCTGCCTTGGTTACTCCAACATGTAAATGACTTGTATCACGATAGCCAATAACATCACCGACTTTAACCGTATCTCCTACATTGACTATGATATTACTAGGGCTTGAGAATGCTTCTTGATAAACAACATTATATCCACCACCAGAAATAACAACATAGTTACCCAAACCACCCATGTAGGACTTGATTGTAACTTTTCCACCATGAATAGCATGTACTTCACGTCCTGGATGATCTACAGAACCAAAATCTAACCCATCATGAAAACCATTTTGACGATATCCACCATCATTACCAAATCTTTGTGCTTGCATAAAAGTTCCTTCTCCCACACTAGGAAAAGGCCAACCCCAACCACCGCTTGTTGTAGTAGTTGTTGTGGTAGTAGTGGTTTCTGTTGTAGTTTCAACGGAATATTTGCCACCAATACAATAAACCATGTTCGTTAATGATGTTGAATCAGTATTGAATTTGATTTCACTTGCATTATTCAAGTAATCTATTCTATTGCCACGATTTAGGTTAAACTTATCTATTGAATATACCCTAATTTTCCGATTGTCTGGATATATAATTGCATTATCCCAAGTATTAGAAACCTTAGATAACATATCAGCTCCAGTTCCATCTTGTAGTTCTTCTAATTCTTTTTTCTCAAAACTACCAATTACTTCATAGGTAAAACCAAGCTTATTATCTTTCAACCAATGGTCTAACACATCTTGAATTGAATAAGTCACTTGATTTTGATTATCCTGTTGTGTTTCATCAGTGGTTTTAGTCGTTACTTTAGTCGTGGTATCACCTTCTGTTTTTTCGCTTGTGTCTGTTTTAGCATTATCGTCATCAGTATCAGGCTTAGAAGAATCAGTATCATCTTTTAAAACTTTAACATCTGTTTGTTTATCCTTGTCTGTTGGATCAATATAATCTTTATACTTTCTTATTTTTTGTACTTCAAAATAAACATGAGTAGCTGTTACTTGAACGCTATCTAATCCACTAGATGAATCATCAGCAACTTGTTTAATGATATATTCTTGATTATCCAAAAAAATAGAAGCTTCGCTTTCCAACATTTGATAAGCTAAGCTTCCGTCGTTATATGCAGTAAATTGTAAGCTCCAAGTCTGATTTACTTCCCACTGAATTTGTACAGACTTAGGGTCAAATAAATTCAAGGGTTCTTTTTCAGCACGATTAACCCCTTGAACTAAAATTTTACCTTGAAACATTAGATATAAATAAATGGAAAACTGAACGTGATATCATTGCTATTCGTGCCACTAACAACAATATCATTCCATCCAGTATTTAAAACGATATGACCGTAATCTGTGTTTACTGTTGCTGGATTACCATTAACAGTTGTTACGATTCCGTCTAGTAGAACAGTTTCATTCCCATTAGATGATTTATTGTAACTCCAGCTAGTTCCATTAGTTGTGTTAATGATTTTTAGAGAACTACCACTAAACTTACTAATAATTTTTAAGTCGTGTTTACCAAGATAAGGGTCAATTGCTATATCACTAGGGTTGTAAACTCTAAAGGATTTATCAGTAAAACGATATTCTGGATAAATATCATCTAGCAAATACATACCATATTGAACTTTGGATAATTCATCGCTCCTATCAATCGAATAACGATATCCACTAGGATTATCAAAATTAACTGAGAAAGTAGAACTATTAGCACCATCTGAAATAGGTTTAATTTCTGGAAAATTAGGATATACATATCTAACAATTGCACTCTCAACGTTAGTTCTTATCCTAATTAATTTTTTAGTTGAAAAAATACGGTTTATTTGATGTTTAGCCAATTTGTAATCTTCCCATGATTTAAATTCTAAAAAGAAATTAGCTACTACTTGATATTTGCCAAAGGTTGCATATTGAAATTGGCTACCGTCTGTACCACTAATTTCTAAAAACTGATTAGTAGTAACTGGTGTAGAATCATCGCCTAAAAAATGCAGTCCTTGAACTTTCTCACAAATATCAAACTCATCTTGATTACCAATTTTTAAATAAAGTTTCTCCAAGAATTATCACCTCACATATTCATATAGTTACTAATAGTTTGGTCTCTGAACATATCTTGATAGAACTTATTTTTATCAAAATTTTGACTAGGTTTCATAGCTTTTAAAGCATTAACCTGTTCAGCACTCAAACCTGCTATTTGTCCCAATAAACTGATAACAGTATCAAATTTATGTTCTAAACTTGATAAATCATTGTTACTTTGTTCATTGCCATTCAAAACAACATTACCAGCAGACAAACCATACTTATCTCTAACCTGAGCTAAAATTTGCATCGCTCTAGTACGATTTGTTAATGGAATGATTGCTTCTGGTCTATTACCTTCTGCAATATGAGCGATTTGTTCTCGAGTAACAAAACCACCGTTAGCGTACCAATTATGAGTTTGCCAAAAATGCTTAGCATTGGATGCATTACCATATCTGCCTTTAACGTAAGAGTACATCCATTTTAATTGTGTAATTGGATTTGTTCGCCAGTCTCTACCAGCGCTAGCCATTTTGTTACCTGGTAATGATTGAGGTAAACCATAAGCTCCAGAACCAGGGTTAGTTGCATTTACTCGCCAACCAGATTCATGATTGATAATCCAGTTCAAATCTTCATACCAAGATTTAGGAATACCAGCTTGTTCCATCCAATGCTTATGACTACCTGTTGGTTTAGGACTCGTTGAATTGGAATCTCCTTCATCTTCGTTAGAATCTATCCATTTCTTGATTTCCTTAACAATACCATTCTTGATGTTCTTGATAATGAATGAACCTAAACCTTTAGCAGTATCTATTGCGAATTGAACACTTTTTCCAATCTTTAATGAACCATAAAAAGCACTCTCTAAAGCTTTAATAGGATGAGCTACAATGTTCTTTGCTAATTTAACACCGTCTGAAACATCATCCCATAACTTGCTAGCTCCAGATTTAATACCATTCCAAATCGAACCAAAACTAATAGTTCCTTTAGCGTAATAGTGCGTATCTGGATAGTTTGCTAATCCTAATCGTTCAGTATCATCACCATTGATAACGTGAGAACCTTTAGGCAAGATTGTCGTTACATTCATTCCTTTGAACATACCAACTTGACCGTTAGGATATACAATTGCTTCACGTTTTCCACCGTCATTAACCATTGCTAACTGAGTTTCAGGTAAACCATTAGGATAATATCTAGTAGTACCAGTAGCCCACTTAACTGGACTTAGTTTTTTAACTTGTTTAGCACCAAATTTATCTAATAGCCAGTTAATACCGTCAATACCACTATTAACAATACCTATGATTACATTAATTACACCGCCAACAATTCCTTTGAATGAGTTCCAGATTCCACTGAATATATCCTTAACACCGCTCCAAAGTAGTTGCCAATTACCAGTGAATAAACCAGCAAACACTTTAAGTAATCTACCGATTGCAGTAAATACTCCGCCGACAATTTGTTCAATACTACCCCAAGTTGTGCTGAATACATTTTTAATCAGATTCAAAGCAACTCTAATTGTTACGATGATTCCACTCATTGACGCTCCAATTGATATAGCTACAACTTTAAATACATTTGCAAAAGCCTGTAGGAACGATAATCCATTCTCACTAAAATAAGACTTCATAGCATTGAATAGTTTCTTTAAAGAATTACCTATAGTTCCCACCATATTAATTACTGGCCTTAAACTCTTTATAATTCCTCTACCAATTCCATTAATAAATTCTCTAAATGGTTTTATCTTCTTATATGCAAGAACGAATGCAGTACCTAAAGCTATAACAGCTCCAATACCTAATGTTGTAGGGTTTAGTATTGTTAATAGTCTAAATGAACTGGCTAGGTCTTTTACTTTCTTAATTATTGACAATCCAGTCATTACTTTTTTAATCGTTCCGATTGCAGTTATCATAGAACCTAAAGCTACCAACAGTGGCCCAATAGCTACGGCAAATAAGGTTACACCAACAATAACATTTTTCATAGGTTTAGGTAATTGAGCTACCCATTGAAAGAATTTAGACAAAGCACCAGCCACTCTAGCTAAAGGTGGTAATAGAACTTCAGCTAAACTCATACCCATGTTAGCAGCAGATTGTTTAAATATTTTCATCTGATTTTGAGCAGACTTCATATTTTTCTCAGATAATGCACCAACATAATTCTTTTTAGGAGCTTCTTTAACTTTTTTGTTTAATTTATCAAGTTCTTTAGCGTTATTAGCTAAAATTATACCTGCCTGTTGTCCTGTAGTTCCGAATAAACTATTAAATATTGCAGCTTTTTCTGGAGATTTCATTCCCTTGACTTTACTGTTAATTACTTCAAATACGTCAGATAGGCTTTTCATGTTGCCTTTTGCATCTACTAAATCTTCTTTTTTGATACCTAGTTTAGCTAGAACAGAATTTTTAGAATCAATATTTGCAATGCCTTTAGTCAAATGATTTAATACATCTCTTAATCCAGTACCAGCTTTATCTGCTTCTAGCCCATTATTAGATAAGATACCCATAGCTGCTGCCGTTTCTGATAACTCGACTTTAGCTGTTTTAGCAGAAGCTCCAGCATAACTCATACCAATACCTAAATCAGAAAAAGATGTTGATGTGGCATCAGCTGCATAAGCTATTTCATTAGTAACTAATTTAGTATTTTTCATCATTCCAGAAGTGCTATTAACTTTCATTCCAAACGAATCTAATACTTGTGATGAAACACTAACAACTTCTTGGAAATCATCGCCACTAGCAACAGATGCTTGAAGTTCAGATTTCATAGCACCTAAAGCTTGTTCAGTAGTATAACCACGTTTAATTAATTCTTTGTATCCATCGCCAATCTTATTAACGGAAACACCGTATTGATTTGAATATTGAGTAGCGTCTTTTTGAATTCTAGCTACATTTCTAGTAGCTTCACTAGCACTTTCTCCGCCTGTTTCAGCTAGGTTTTTAATTTCATTCAGAGTATTTTTGAACTCAGATAGACTACTTATTGATGTTTTTAACCCTGCAACTAAACCTATTCCAGCAACGGTTGAGAAACCTGTTAGCTTTTGCCCTGCAGACTTAACAGAATTACCCATTGATTTATAACTACTAGCTAATTTATTAACACTATCTTTAGCTTGCGCTTGAGCAGTAGTCATATTCTTGTACTTAGAATTCATACCGTCATAACTAGCTTGAGATTGTTGTATCTTAGCATTCAACTCAGCAACTCTTACTTTTTGTTCCTGGGTTTCTCTGGCATCAGCACCTTTAGTATTAACTAATTCTTTTAATTTAGCTTTTTCATCATCAAGAATACGATTATATTGTTGAATTTCTTCTTTTAGACTACGATATTTAACTAAATTAGCTTCATTAGTCTTACCTTGTGCTTGTAATCCAGTAATGCTAGCGGTAGTTGTTTTTTGCAATGTTTCTAAAGAAACTCTAAGGCTATCAGTTCCTCTTTTAGCTTCATTCATTGCGACTTTAGCGTCATTTAATTGACGTCTATAGTTTTCTTGAATTCTAATTGCATCGTTGATTTTGGAGGCTGTACGCATTGCAGAAGTAGAATATTCACCATGCATTTCTACTTGTTTTTGATATGTTTCTCTAAGAGATTCAATCTTACGTTTATTAACGTCCATGATTTTCGTTAATCCTTCAACTTTTGCACTAGCTTTTTCATAAGCTGTACCTGTTGAAGATAGTTCAGCCATGTTAGCACGCATTTCAGACTTAGCTAATCTAAATTGATTTTGGATTGACTTTAAACCATCAGTAAATTTGACTGAATCTAAACCTAAAGAAACAACCATTGATCCTAATGGTCTACCTACTGCCATATACATTCCTCCTTTCTAAAATTGATTGTAGAATTCCTCAGCACTTAATTTACTATTACTTTCAGATTGACGTTCTAAATATTTAAAAAATGCTTCACTATCCATATCTTCAATATCTTGGAATGGAATACCATTTTCTAACAATTGTTTAGTTATATCATCTAAAGTTTCAAGCGCTTCGGACGATGTTATTTTTTTGAGTTGTCTTTATTAACTCCACCCATTGCACTACTCATGATATTTCGCAATGTTTCAACACCATCTTGTAAATCTAAGCCATTATAAATAGCTTCTTTAGTAACGTTAGGATTGTTGAATAAATCAACTACAATATCAATCATTGGCTCTAACATACCAACTTCATTTTCTCCAGATAAAGAAACAAATTCTTTTTCTTCTGATTTTGTCAAAACAACACCATTAGTTAATTTATCTTCTAAAATACGTAAGCGTGCTGATTTCTCTTCAATGTCTTTGTTAAAATCAAGGATTTTCTTAATTTTTCCAAAGTTAATCTTACGTTGTTCATAGTAATTTACCTTATCTGTTTCTGGATCATATAGTTTAATTGAAATCATTAATGATCGCCTCCATCACCTAAAGCTGGATTTGTTACTGAATTTTCTGTGATAGAAGCAGTATCTTTAAATCCAGGGAACATTTTAGTTACAAAAGTTGCAAATGTGGCTCCTGATGTTTCTGAACCCTTAGCTTTAACTAGCTTGTCTGAACGTCGTGTAATTGCTAAACCAGAAATAGATACATTATTAGGTGTTTTACCTTTATCTTCTGATGTTTTTAAGTTGTCAGCGTCAACTGTAGCAAACTTAGCCTTAGCGATACCAATCCACATTTTTTTTCCTTGTAAATCTTCTGCTTCAGCAATAACAGCACAATATGGTTGTGTTACTGTTGAATAAGTTTCTAAAATTCCGTTGTCTAACTTATCACCTAGTACTTCTGTTGCTACATCGCTAGGCAATTCAACGGCTGTAATTTCAACTTTACCAGTACCTGTACCAGCGTCAGATACATAATAAGCAATGTTTGAGCCATAAACAGTGTTGGATTGACCTTGAAAACCACTTGTTTTAAGTTCTACAGCACCACCAGAATTACCATCAATAGCAACTACTTTTGTTACTTGTTCTTTGTCGTCCATGATACCGAACAAAATTCTATTGAATCCAACTGTACCAATTGCAAATTTATTATCTGCCATAATTTATAACCTCACTTTATTATTTGATATCGTCTTACACGCAAATGCAAAACTTGAAAATCATACTCATAATTTGTGTCAAAATCAGTAAAATACACTTCAAAATCACTGTTTTTTAGTGCTTTTTCTACTGAATTTGTTAATTTTTCGCCTGTTTTATTGTCTTTTACGTAAATATCTATCTGACTTTCAGATAATTCTCCACGTTTAAAGTTACTAGCATAATCAAAAGGACTATTACCTAAGAAAGTAATTTGAGCAAAAGGCAACTTCTTACTTTCTAAAATCGTTTGTGGAATTTCACGCATAATAAACGTATTTGTATTATCAAATTCATCTAAAGTCTTTACGATATTTCCTACATCAATAGCGCTAATTCTCATAGACCTAACTCACTCCTTATGATGCTAGACATTTTGTTCAAATAATCGTCTTTTGTTTCTTCAACTGTTCGTTCAATAAATGGATTAGGCTTCTGATTAACCGTCCCTAATTCAATAAAATGAACACGCCAGTAAGTATCTTCACCAAAACCAACATTGACGTGTCCATACTGATCGATACCACTAAGTTGGATATCATCTCTCATATGTTTAAATTCAGACTTCTTACCTGTTTTTTCATCCATTCGTCTTTGAGCTTTCCAAGAACGATCACTAACTGTTTCATAAGGTGTATTTTTCTTTAAAGCTTCTTCAAAAATAGGTATTGCTTTTCGAGCCGCTTTTCGTGAAATTCTACTACCTTTTTCACCTAATTTTTTTAACTCAACAGTAATGTTTTCATCAATACTAAACGACTCATCACTCATTAAAACACCACCTATTCTAATGATTTCTGGCAAATAATGACGTCCCACATCTTATATTGAGTGTCAATGTTGAAATTATTAATTTTGTAACGCTCGTTGTTATGGATTAACTCCATATCAGTTGTTATTCTAGGTTCATTTTGAAATCTATGTCTGATTACAAATTGCGCTGATGTTGATAACGTGGATAAATTATTTTCAACATCATTAGCATTTTTGCTTCTCAGCATCGCAAACAACATTGGATAAATTACTTCATCTTCTGTTGCTATTTCATCACCATATTCATCAACTTTCGGAACTCTTGGACGTACAATCTTAATGATTTCTGTCAAATCTCCAGTTTCAGCTATCATCTTCATCACTCATTTCTTGTTTTTGAGCATAAATTCGATATTTTGGCTTTAATTGTAGAATTATCTCATTGACACCGTATAGAGTTTTGACTTCACCTTTTTGAGTTGTAGCAGAACGATTTTTAAAATAATGGTCTGCTAATTGAACCACTGCTAAATTATATAAATAATTATCAGCATAGAAATCTGGATACTTAGTACCAATCGACCCTTGTATCTTAGATTCAGCAGCATTCAAACACAATGTAAGTACATCGTCAAACACATTACTATCAATCGCTATCGCACTTTTAAGCCGAACTAAGTCCATTATCTACACCACCTTATTGAACCAACTTAAGCAAGTCAGCCTTGCTTGCACTAGATGAGTAACTGATACTATGAGCGTCTAAATAAGCTTTAATTTCAGTTACTGTATTACTATCAGTTGGTTTTACGTTTCCCTTAGGGTCAAATTTGGCAACCCCACTATCAGGCTCTACAGTAGGTCCACTACCAACTGGTTTACTGCCTGAGCCTTGTGGGGAAACTATTTTGACACTTCAGCAATACGGAATGCACTAGCTAATAAAATCTTGTGATCGAACCATGCTGTTAATTGAAAATTGTTTACACCTTTGTCATAGTCTTTCCATTGTTCGTACAATGCAGAAGAAATTTCATAGTTTAATTGAGCATAATTGAAGTTACCTACAACTGGTTTCTTAGCTAATTCAGTGAAACGAACTGGGTAACCTAATACTTCTTCAGGAGCCTTACCAAATAATGATACTGAACCGTTAGATAATTCCTTAATCATCTTCATGTAGTCTTGACGTGTCATATAAACTTTGATGTCTGATTGGAAATCGTCAGCAATATCGCCTGCTGCTTGAGCGATTGCATCAAACATTGTATCGCCAGAAACTTTCTTGATGTTGTTTTGTGTTGAGTAGAAACTCATTTCTTCTTCACCAGATTTTGGACTTTCAGCAAATGCTACAACTTTTTCTTTACGTGCTAATCCACTTTGCAATTGTGCATTTACGTGTTCTACTAAGTTTGTATCTGTTCCATTTAAGATTGCTTCAGAAATTGCTACCTTAAGTTTTGTCTTGTTACGTCCAAACTTAACTGTATCGCCCTTTAATTTGATCTCCTTAGCTACTTCTTGATCGTTTACGAATGAATCATCATCAATTGTTACATCGATACGTGGACGTTCTAGGTTTGTTACTGCTGTTACTAATTCATCTTCACGTAATGGATTGCTTTGTGTTGGTTCTGCGATGATATCGTTAGCAATTGTTACTGGTAACAACTTAGAACCGTTTGTTGTGGAATCATCATCGCCTAAAACTTGCTTGTAGTCAGAAGATAACTTTTGACCACGATAAAATTCAGCTTTAGCATGAATTAATTTTTCTTCTACTGTCATAGTAGGTGTTTTTGTTTTTGTGAATTTAGCACGTTGTTCTTTTTCTTCACGTTCTACTTGTTCCTTTAACATGTTGTAACGATTTTCCAAAGATTCGGATTGTTCTTGTAATTGCATTAAATCTTTGTCAGCAACTGTTGGATCTCCTGCTTTCATTGCAATTTCTTCATTAACTTTCTTTAATTGTGCGCCTAATGTACCTAAATTTTGTTTCTTTTCATAAAGTGTAACTGTCATAGTTTAATTCCTCCTAATGTATCATTTACATAATTAATTTTATTTTTAGCTTTGACAATTAGTTGCTCTCGGTTAATTGAACTACCTGGAGCAGATTGTTTAATTAATTGATTTGGAACGTGTTTATAACGTTCTAAGAACTCGCCTGGTAAACTAGCAACAGCTTTGTTAGATTCCAGAATTTCATCAGCTAAACCATAATTAACTGCTTCTTGAGCTGATAACCATGTTTCTTCATCAAGTAATTTGACTAATGTTTCTTCATCAATCTTTCCATTAGACTTAGACAAGTAAGTTTTAATACTTGATTGAGCAATACGGTCTAAATCGTCTGCTTGCTTTCGTAATTCCTTTGAATTACCCATTGCGACCGTCCACGGATTATGAATCATTAACATTGAGTTTTCAGGCATAAAAATAGTGTCACCACTCATAGCAATGACACTTGCAATTGATGCTGCTAAACCGTCAACATAAACATTGACCTTAGCTTTGTGCATTTTCAACATATTATGGATTGCGATTCCCTCAAATACGCTTCCACCAGGCGAATTAATATGTAAATTAATCGTCTTTACATCGCCTAAACCATCTAAATCATCTTTAAACGACGTGGCAGAAACTTCTTCGTCATACCATTTGTCAGAAACGATTTCTCCATAAATTGAAATCTCGCCAACGTTATCTTGAGTTTTGCTCATTTTCCAATACTTGATTGGTTTCTTTGGTTCCATTACCATTTGAACTCACCCCCTTTCGTTGTGCTGGGTCCATATCTAAAGGATATAAGTCACCAGATACAAATAATTTATCTGCAAATTCATCTTTAGATAGCGGTAAATCTTCCAGCGCTCTAATATCGTTAGTTGTTAAGATACCAGAACGTCTTAGCGCTTGATAGTATGCTGTACGTGCTTGAACATTACCACGTAATAAACTATTAACATTGAACTTGAAATACATTCCAGCTCGTCTTTGTTGCTCTGTTAATAGCTTGTTAGTGAGTTCTTGCTCATATTGTCTAGCAATTGGAATTAATGTTCTTTGCACAAATTGACTCATCAAATCTTCGTTATTAGCAACGGTAGATTGATTTAAAAATGCTAAAGGAACGTTAAAAGCGTTAGCTATTCTTGTATCAGTTATCTTTTCAGTGTTTATCAAGTCACCAGATAGGAATTCTCTAGGTAGTTGATTGATTTCAACACCAGGCTCTTCAAATAAAACACCACCGTTGTCTCTGATGAAAGCTCTAAAGTTATTAACAACATTTTCTCTATCATCATCATCAACGCTTGAACCATAGGTAACCTTAAAACTATCAATCTTGCTCATCTCAGATAAACTAAATTTTTGTACCGCCAAGTCAAAATCTAAGGCATTTTTAAGCACGTCTAAAGGACTTATACCTAATAACCTTGTTGAACCAGAAATATGTTTTAAGTGCAAAATATTAGCTTCTGAAACAAGCATGTTCTCATTGCTAGCGGTTATCTTATACCAAATTGAATCATCATCTTGATTTTGCATAACCGTTACACACGTTGGAGATATTGGATATAAATTGACTGGTTGCCAATATTCATCTCTTTCAATCAAAACATAAGCATTACCGTATTCGTTACGGTCTGTTTCAATTTTTTGGATAAAAGAAAAAGAAGTCATTGACGGATTAGGATGATATTTTATTTCCATCGCTAAATCACTGTCTGTAACTTCTTCATAGTTCTTATATAGTTTTAGTGGCATGCTTGCCATTGCATTAGATAACTGAGTAATTACTGAAAATACTGTTTCGTTAGTTTGTAGTGTTGAACCAGATAAACTAATTGGAAAAGGATTACCTGTTACTAAATTTCCTGGACTACTAACTTTTTTATTTCCAGTAAGTAAACTTTTTATTCTATTCCAAAAACTCAAGTCATCACCTCCTTATCTTAGACTGACAAATTTTATTCTAGCTTTCTTTTCTTTAACGTTTAGGTTTTCCCATAACGATTCATGAGCGTTTAATAAAGCTGCAAAACCGTCAATTTTTCTATTACGTGATTGTTTAGTTGGCATCCAGTTATTATTTCTATCTGTTACAAGCTTGACGTTATTTAAATACCATCTAAACATCAAATTGTTATTAGTTACTACCTTACCGTCTAATAGTAACTCTTTCATATTTTGCATTGGTCCACCTAAAGTAGTAAAACCCTGTCTAACAACTTTAGTGTTAAAACCATATTGTTGTAATGATTGATTTAAAAACAATGCTTTGTTAGGGTCATAATTTATTTGTTGAATTTTGTATTTCTTAGATTGCTCAACAAACCAATTATAAACATATTCATAATTAACATATTCTCCAGGAACAATTGTTAAATATCCAGCTTTTTCCCACTCTTTCAAGCGTTCTGGATTCTTATCAATTCTGACCCTTTCTTCTGGTACAAATGATTGCATTTTCCAAAAAATTGAACCGTCATCTAACTTAAATTCTAAGCCAGTAGCGGTAAAGTCTTCTGTTTCTGATAAGTCATATCCACCTATACATGAACGTCCTAGTAATTCATCTTCATCAATTACACGCTTGTTTTTATTAATTGTTTCAATCGTTACAAATGATAATTCATCAGTAGAACTAAAGATATTAAACTGTTTTGTCAGCCAAGTAGCATATTCAGCAGGAGTTCTTTTATCCTTAATGTAGTCAGATATCAAGTTTACCGTATCCATCAAGCATAGATTAGGATTCGCTTTAATCCATAATTCTGGATCGTCGCTTTCTTCGACTTTATCCAAACTAGCTAGATAATAAAATGTTCTCTCATCAACATGAGCGTCATAGTCTGATAAAGCTTCTTTTCCATTGTCGATAAAGTCCATTAAAGGGCCGTCTAAAACATATCCAGCAGTTGAAATATAAACAATTAACGGTTGTAATCTAGCTCCTCTAGCTTGTTTCATTGCTGAAATCAAGAAATAATCTTTGTATTCATGAATTTCATCAAACACGGCAAAGTGAACATTTTCTCCGTCTTTGTTGTTCTTTTCAGCAGACATAGGAACGATAGTAGAATTTGTTTTAGGAAATCTTATTTCAGAACGTGTTGTGACAAAACGTTTATCTAGATAAGGGCTAGCCTCAATCATTGCTTTAGATTCATCATATAATTTTCTGGCTTGAGATTGAGCATTTGCCAAAAAATAAATATTAGCGCCACGTTCTCCATCAAACCCAGCCATATAATCAGCTAAACCAGATTCTAATGTCGTTTTACCATTCTTACGACCAACAAAAACAACCCCTTCACGGAAACGTCTTAAACCTGTATCACGATGCACCCAACCAAACATTGAACCAACAATAAAATGTTGCCATGGTTGTAAAATCAATTGAGCATTGACCGACTTTGACGGTTTACATTTTTTCTCAATAAACCTTATTGGTCTATGTGCTTTTTCTTCATCAAACACCCAGGGAAAATCTTCGTCACCTTGTCTTTCCAAGTCTTTTAAGTGTCGTTTACATGCTAAAATAACATTTTTACCAGCTGGAATATCTCCTTCAACAACCATCTTAGCGTAATATGTTGTTAGAACTACTGGGGACGGTTTATCTAGATAAGCCCAACCCAACATTGATTTTCTATAATCATTCCACCATTTTTCTAATTGGGTTTGATTATATTGTAAAATTTTAGAAGTCATCGTCATCATCACTTTCATCGTCTAAATGAATTGCTAACGACGCTCTAGCAGAAGGAGTTAATCCAAGCATATTAGCATATTTAGTTAATGCTGCTGACGCATTTCTCTTTTCACGAATTAAAGGATTAACCCTACCGTCAATCATGTTACCAGTCTTTCTAATCTTACGTTTATAGGATAAATAATCATAATACGTATCGCAATATATTGCCAGAATATCCACGTCTACATCAGATAGAATTCCAGTTGGTTCCATAAGCTCTACAATACGTTTAAAATTCTTTTTTGCTCCAGGTTCTAACCAAGAAGGTGGTTTTAAATTATTAGATGAAATTTTTAGTTTTTCTTCATTCTTTTTACGTTTATAAATTTCTTTTTTTGTTAGATTATTAGGGTTCCCTTCGTATAAATGCATCATCGCACTTTTGGCTGCTTGTGGCATAAAAATTAACTCCTTTCTTCCAGATTTTTAATTACTTTTTTTGATTGAAAAACGAATTTATTGTTTTCTACCCCCAACACCGTTGAAATCTAAAATATTTTTAACTAATTTTGACCTAGGGGGGGACTATAATTTAAAGTCTGGATTTGCTTTAAACACAAACACTTCACGTTTCTTTTCTTTCAACTTCTTGTATTTGTCTTTCTCTCCACTAGGTTTCTCTCTATGTTCTTGGTTGTGATGTTCCAAGCAGATAGTTTCTAGATTATCTAATTTCAATCGTTTATTAAAATCATCTTTGATAGGAACGATATGATGAACTGTATTAGCTGTCCTAACTATTCCTTGTCTCAAACACTCTTGACATAGATAGTGGTCTCTTGTCAGTGCTTGCTTACGTGCTAACTTCCAAGCCTTGCTATGATAGAACTTGATGTACTTATCTTCATACATGTTAATCTACCCACTTGACCGTTGCATGGTAGTTGATATCTTCGCCTTTCAATTGATTGTAATCCATAGCTTTTAAAGATTCTTCTACCTTAGATTTAGATACAGTAATCAAAGCATTAACATACTTTCCGTTGCTTGCTGTTGCATGATCAACTTCAAATGGTAATGCATCTAATCCTTTCATTACTTCATCGAATTCTCTTTCATCCATAAGCACAACTCTTTGAGCCAATCTAATCACTATCCTTTCTAAACAAAAAAGCTAGAGTATATCTCTAGCCTTTGACAATATATGAAATTAAAGTTAAGAGTTTTGAGAAACAATAACCAACATAAAATAATAGGATTATTTTATAAATTATGATTATAGATTTATATTGATATTGTTTCTATTCCTAGTTAGTAAGATGACTCTAGACAATTATCATCATACATATGATAGCATGTATAACATGGTTAGTCACTGACATTATCATGACATTAGACTGACATTATTCCGTTAGCATACAGTCTTTCAATCTGCCTTTCGGAATAACATAATGTATCAGCTATTTCAGTTAGACTATATCTTTCTAGGAAATACAAGTCTAATACTTCTGCTTCCAGTTGGTTATCTAAATCTAATAACTTATCTTGGATTTCGTTTCTTATCCTAAATGATTCGTCTTCTAGTTTTCCAAGCCTGTCCTCAATATATTCCTTTTGAGCTAACACATCATCTAAAGTTTGCTTTACTGAGCCAGATGGTTGTGATGAGTACGATACACCTTTCAAATCATAGCGTTCATTAAGTCTATTCAATTTGTTTCTTAGTCTATCTATCTTTGTATGTATTTTGCGGTATTGCATTAAATAATCTTTATGTTGTTTAAATTTACTATCCGAACCCATCCACAACCCTCACTTAAAATTTATTTGGCATTGATGAAATTTCACGTAACTCATCAGCAAATGTTTTATTTTTTTGGTTTAGGTGCTGGTCCCTTCCCTCTTTCTGGTAGAACACCTTTATTGCCACCGCCACTTGTACCATTGGTATAAAACAATTTTAATACCTTTTTAACATCCATGTTTAATCACCTAATTCAAGTGTTTGTTTAGTTGGATTAACAACTCTATAGTGTTTAAAGCTACCATCAAAATTCTTAGGTAAAGTTAAGTCATTATCAGATTTAATTTTAGCTGCTGCACGACGAATCCGTTCACGTGAAATTTCATCAATAGA